CAGATATTGCAAGGTGGGTTAAAAGAATTAATGAAGTTAAGCCTGAAATGAAGCCAAATGAATTAAACGAAATAGTTTTAAACTTCATAACTGGTAAATTTAAGTTTAATAAAAATTTAGGAATAACTAATATTTTCAATGGTTATTCTTTGTACAAGCAAAATGGAATGGTTTATTAACATGGCAGACTTAAAAGTAATAAATCCAACGGATAAAAACGAATATACTATTGACATTCAAAAGAATGGTGAAAACTTAATACTTTGTCCAGTTTGTTCGCATACCAGGAAAAAGAAAACGTTAAAATGTTTTAGTTTTAATATAAATAAAAATGCTGGTAGATGTAACCATTGTGGAGTCGTGTTAGTAACTAAACAAGATATGCCTTTATTTGTTACACAAATTGAATATAAGCGTCCCAAATGGCAAAACAATACTAATCTATCGGATAAGCTGGTAAAGTGGTTTGAGGGGCGTAAAATTAGCCAATACGTATTAAATGATTTTAAAGTTACCGAGGGAATGGAATGGATGCCTCAAACTGGAAAAAATGAAAATACAATTCAATTTAATTATTTCAGGTTAGGAGAACTTATAAATGTTAAATATCGAGATGCTTTAAAGAATTTTAAGTTATTCAAAGATGCTGAAATGATCTTTTACAATTTAGATGCAGCTATTGATAATAGTGAGATTATAATTGTAGAGGGTGAAATGGATGTTTTAGCATTAGCCCAATGTGGTGTAACAAATGTTATTTCAGTACCTAATGGATGTACGGATAAAGGAACCATTAACGTAAAATACTTAGATAATTGTATAAATTTATTTGATGAAAAAACTCAATTTATTTTAGCCTTAGATAATGATAATGTAGGAATAAGGCTAAAAGATGAACTTGCACGTAGATTAGGTTATGAGAATTGTAAAACAGTTACTTTCAAAGATTGCAAAGATGCCAATGATTGTTTAATTAAATACGGTCAAACTATAACTAAAGACTGTTTACTTGAAGCTAAAGAGTTTCCAATTGTTGGTGTATTTAATGCGAATGACATTGAAAAGGATATTTATAACTTTTACAATAATGGTTTGCCTAATGGATGCGGAATAGGAATGCAAGAAATTGACATGCATATTCGTTTTCAGGAGGGATATTTAACAACAATTACTGGAATACCAGGGCATGGAAAATCTGAATTTTTAGACTTTATACTTTGTCGTTTAAATATTTCACACGGTTGGAAAACAGCCTTATACTCTCCTGAGAACCATCCATTAGAATTGCATTTCAGTAAGTTTGCAGAAAAGATAATAGGTAAACCATTTGAAGGTAGTAACAGATTAAGTCCTTTGGATTTGCAGAAAATGATTAAATACCACTCAGATAATTTCTTTTTTATTAATCCAGAGAGTGATTTTAAACTTGAAAATATATTAGATAGTGTTAGGCAGTTAGTCAGAAAAAAAGGGGTTAAGGCGTTTGTTATAGATGCTTGGAATAAATTAGACCACCATTACACAACTAATGAAACTAAGTACATTAGTGAGCAGCTTGATAAAATTACTAGGTTTTGTGAGATAAATAAAGTACATTGCTTTTTAGTAGCACATCCAACTAAGATACAAAAGGATAAGGCGACTAAGAAATATGAAGTTCCTAACCTTTATTCAATATCAGGATCTGCTAACTTTTACAATAAAACAGCAAACGGACTAACCGTTTATAGGGATTATGAAACTGGACAAACCGAAATTCATATTCAAAAAGTTAAATTTAAACATTGGGGAAAGGTTGGGTTAGTTGTTTTAGGTTGGGATTTTAGGAATGGTAGATATTACAAAGGAACTCCTAATAATGATAATTGGTTGAGTTATGACGAACCTAAACAAATACAACAAAACAATGATTTCCTTACTCAACAAAGTAGTGATTTAATAACAACAAACGATAATGATAATCCATTTTAAAGCGATAATTTTACAAAACTTATGAAAACAGCAATGCATGAATGGATATATTGGCTTAACGCCTACTCTTATGAATTACCTTTAGAATTACAAATAAAAGCTAATGAACTAATTGAATTAGAAAAAAAACAGATTGTTGATGCTTGGGATGATGGAAATACAGAAGCTAAATTCGATGACGGTATAGCTTGTAATAGTATTGATTACTATTCAATTAAACACAATAACTGTAAATAAATAAAATATGGAAAAGATAACACAACAATACGCCGATGAACTAGTTGAGAAGTACTACTTCTTAAAGGATAAAAACGACTACTATACCATGTCTAAATACAAAGCTATACAATGCGCAATAATAGACGTTGAGAATACTATAATAGCTTTAGAATATCAAGAAGCAGCAGAGGGTACAACATTTGGTAAATTAGAATACTACCAACAAGTTTTACAAATACTAAAAGATAAACTATGAACTCACTAATAACCCAATTACGTAAAGCAAAACAAGCTAAATGCATGCTACTTTACGATAAAAAAGAAAATAGATACATGGTCACTAATAATAAAAATTGGCTTAAGTGGTGTGTTTTAATTAAAAAATTTTAGTATATTTGCCAATGAAGTATTTAGTATTATTATCAATATTTTTGATTAGCTGTAAGAAAAAAGAACCTATTAAAGAAAAGGTTTATATTTATGCCTATTCTAAAAACTCAAATGCTAAGCTAAAAGTATTTAATAACTTCATTGATCTTAAAGAAAGTATCTATTCAAACTCATTTGATGTTTCTGAAAGTGATTTGGATTTATCTATTAAGTTAGATAATTCAATTAAGTCAACTAATGATAGTATTTATCTTAAAGTTACTTATAAGGATAAGATACAAAGTAAAGGGTTTAAATTAGTTAATACTATTGGTACAATTAGTTTTTATTTAAAGTAAAATCATTAATGTTTTTTTTTGATTATGGACGGTAGAAAAAATAATGGAGGTAATAAAAATGCAGGACGTAAGCCAAAAGCTGACGAAATTGTCATGATTGAAAAACTTTCTCCATTAGATGACATTGCTTTTGATAAATTAAAAGAAGGTGTTGAAAGTGGGTCTTTTTATCACTTAAAACTATTTTACGAGTATCGTTACGGTAAGCCTAGACAAATGATTGACGTTACAACTAATGGTGATAGTATTACAAATATACCTATTGCCAATTGGATGAAAGATAAAAAATAACATGGCTATCGAGCTTAATCCAGTATTTAAAGAACTTTTTACAACTAAAAAACGTTATATATTACTAACTGGCGGTAGAGCTAGTAGTAAATCTTTTAACGTAACAGCCTTTCTTTGCCTTCTAAGCTACGAACAAAAGCAAAGAATACTATTTACAAGGTATACCCTTACAAGTGCTGAGACGTCAATTATTCCAGAATTTAGAAAAAAGATTGAAGGATTAGAAGTGCCACACCATTTTCAAGTAAATAACTACGAAATAACTAATAAGTTAACTAAATCTCAAATTATATTTAGTGGAATTAAAGCTAGTAGCGGTATTCAAACAGCTAAATTAAAAGGAGTTGATGCTACTTGTTGGGTTAATGACGAGTGTGAGGAATTTACAGATGAAGGATTATTTGATGATATTGATTTAAGTATTAGAACACAGGATACTCAGAATCGTATAATATTGGTTATGAATCCAAGTAATACAGATCATTGGATTTATAAACGTTGGATAAAAGATACTAATCGTATTTATTATATTGATGGCATACCAGTTGAGGTTAGCACGCATCCAGATGTATTACACATACACACTACATACTTAGATAATTTACAATACCTAGATAAATCATTTTTAAATACAGTAAATGAAACAAAACTAAAGTATCCTAAGAATTATGGTTATAAAATAATAGGACAATGGAATGGTGTTGCAGAAGGGGCTATATTTAACCGTAATGAACTTAAAACATATAAGTCAAGTGAGTTATTAAAGTTTGAATCAAATATGGCTTATATTGATGTTGCAGATGCTGGTACTGATTATACAGTTTTCATTGTAGGACAAAATATAGGAGCTAAAATTTATGTAACCGATATTTATTGTAGTGATAATAACGCTGATATTACGCTACCTAGTATAGCTGCTTTAATTAATACTAATAAGCTATCTTATGTTAGGTGTGAGTCTAATAGTATGGGAGGTATGTTTTCACGTAACCTACAGAAAGTAACGCCACAAACAAAGATACTGCCAGCAGCATCTACAAGTAACAAGCATACACGTATATTAATGGATATGCCATTTATAATGGAATACTTTGTGTTTAAACATGAGTCTGAAAGATCGCCAATGTATGAGGAGGCTATACGTCAATTGTGCATGTATACTAAAGATGGTAAAGCTAAACATGATGACGTTGCGGATGCTGCAAGCGGTTTGGCTATGTTTATTAGGGCTATGCTACCTAAGTATTATTTGTAAATGAAGCGTAAAATATCAATAATATTATCAATATTTATTTCAGTATCAATACTTTATGGAATAATAAAACTAATATTATTTATACTTAATTTCTGTATTAGAATACTATCTATTTGATAATACCAAACTGATTAGTTAGAATTTGATTAGCCTGTACAGGTGTTATAATACCACCAGTAACTAATGTACTTAACCCATTACTAACTACATTAAATGTGTCAGCATCCGTTTTTTTATCAGCTTGTAAGTATGGTAAATGAGAGTAATCCAATACTAATCTATAACCTTCTGGAACTCCGATAAACTTACTTAACGCCTGTGTAAAACCATCTGCATAAACTACTACTGTATCGTTATGTGTTTGAATTAAGCCATTTTTTAAATTCTCATAAGTACTATTTACAAATAGGTTTTGATTTACCCCCAATACATTTAGAATAGCTAAGAAATTAGCATCTATTTGCTCCATTAAAAGTAAATCTTTTGTTGGGTAGCTCATAGGAGACCACGTAACAGATCCAGTTGTAATGTGTATTTTTTTTTGATTATCTTCAATTCCGTTTTCATTACGGTATGTTTGCTCAAGTTCCTTTTTTTCTTCTGGTGTCATAGGTAAAGCACCCATTGCATCTTTACTTTGACTAGATAAAACACCGATACCACCCTTCTCAGTACTAATACAATTAAGATACTGGTAAGCTGCAACGGTGTTACTTAAAGGGTATTTCATAGCCTTAATTGGGCTATAACCTATTAAGTTATTATCTAAGTCACTAATCTTAGACCATAATACCTCATTTGTTTTAAAGTTTTTAGTCGATCCATTTTCGTTATAATCGAATCCACTAACAATACCATCCATTTTAACCTGATCGAATAATTTACCAGTTAATTTAGGTATAACATAAGCAGGACTGATATTTAAAATACTTTGAGGCGTTGTAGTGATTTTACTAGCACTATTTTTATATATGAATTGATTGCCATACACTATCAACTGCCTCAAATACTGGTTTAAAAAAGGGTTTTGTCCTTGTAATATGTTTGGATTTTCCAATAATTTAGCAATATCAGTAGGCAATGGTTCTAATTTGTCAGATCCTACATTTTGATATTTGAATACTCCATTGCTAAACATAGCTGCTAGCTTATCAATAGGAGTCTTTAATTGTGGTATAGTGTTGTATAGGTCGTATGGTGTATTTGTATCAATATAAACCTCTCCCTTGTTTATTTGGTAGTTTATCCTTGTATCAAAGTATAGTTTTTGTTGTGTTTTTTTACTGAATAGGTTAACTAATCTGTCTAAAATACCAAATTCTTGTTGCATTATTTACTAATTTTCGTTTATATCAATTGCAATAGACGCAAAAATACAAAAATATTTTCAAATAAATTTTTTATTTATATAAATAAGTTGTATTTTTACGCAAAGTTTTTGCGATAAACACGTAACACTTTAATTAATGGCAAAAGAAAAAGTACTTACATCTGAGGAAATAAAGGCTATTAAAGCCGATAAATCTATTATTATTAATTCTAACCAAGTGATTAATAAGTAATGGATATGCCTAATTTCAATACAAAAGAAGAATTATTTAAGTTTTTAAAAGCTAATAAATCATTGTTGATTTCTAAAAAGAAGTCAGTAATGAAAAAGGCAGATTCTGTATTATACACTCCAACCACTTGTAACAAAGAAGGTTTATCTATTAAGGCTATTGATGTTCTTGAATCGGTTGATTTAGAACAAATAAAAGTAAGTGCGGTAATTAATACAACTAACATATTGGACTCACATGGCGATGTTCACATTGTTGGTATTTGGAATAAGACATTAAAAGAACAGCGTAATTTATACCTATTACAGGAACATGAAATGTCTTTTGATAAAATTATTACAGATGATTTAAAAGCATCTGTAAAAATGCTTTCATGGAAAAGTTTAGGATTTCCTGAATTTGAAGGATCTACACAGGCATTAGTATTTGATGCAAACATTGATTCTGATCGTAATGAAGATATGTTTAAAAACTATTTAAAAGGATATGTAAAAAATCATTCAGTTGGAATGCAATATGTAAATTTATTCTTATGTATTAATTCAACTGATAGCATTTATTCAGAAGAAAAATTAAACTGGGATAAATATATTTTACAAGTAGTAAATAGTGATAAGGCTATTGAACAGGGATATTTCTGGGCAGTTACTGAAGCTAAATTAATAGAAGGTTCGGCAGTTCCAATTGGTAGCAATTATGCTACACCTACATTATCAGTTACAACGACAAATATTATAGAAGCCGAAACTATCACTTCTACAAAAGAAGAGCCGTCAAATGACACTCAAAAACAAACAATAAACTATAAATATGTATTAACAAACCTAAAAAACAAATAATGACAAACGAAGAAAAAGCTGCACACGATGCGCTAACAAATGAGGTTAAGTCAATTGTTGACAAAGCAGTTGAAAATAAAGCCGATTCAAAAGAAATAACTGAGCTTAAAGCTAAGTTAGATAATGCAGTTTCTAAAGAAGATTTTGAAATTGTAAAACAAGAAGCTATCCGTTTAGCTGGAGAGGTTAAAGCCTTAAACGAAAAACCAACAGTTGAAAAAGGATACGGTTCATTTAATGAAGCGTTAGTAGCAGCGTTTGCTGATAAAGCTGATGAAATTAACGCTATCGTAAAAAGTGGTGGAGCTCAAACAGCACCATTAAAAGTAACTGTTAAAGCTGTTGATGCAATTTCAGTAGCTTCTACAATTGGAGCAGGTTCTACTCAAGTAAGTATTACTGAGAATACTGGAATTATTAACCCAATACGTAAACGTGAGCAAGTATACTTAGCTAACGTATCTGTTGGTTCTATTGGTACAAACAGAGCTGTTTGGATTGATGAAACTGACGAAGAAGGAACTCCAGTTATGATTGCAGAAGGTGCTGCTAAAACACAATTAGATGTACAGTATGTTGAGCAAACAATGGCTGTTAAGAAAATTGCTGTTTATGGTAAAGTTACTACTGAATTAATGGCTGATATTCCTCAATTGATTTCTTACATTCAAAACAACTTAATGCGTAGAATGGATATTGTTTTAGAAAATCAATTATTTTCTGGTAACGGTGTAGGTGAGAACCTTAAAGGATTATATCAATATGCTACTGCATTTGAAGCTGGTTCTTTGGCTAACTCTATTCCATTTGCTAATGAGTTAGATGTAATTGAAGCGATTGCATTACAAGCTAAAATAGCTTATGGTATGCCAAGTGCTATTTTCATTAACCCAGTTACTATGGCTGCTATTAAGTTGATCAAAGACAGTACAGGTCGTCCAGTTTGGAAAGACTATGTTACTATCGATGGTTCTATGAATGTGTCTGGTATGCGTTTAATTGAAACAGTAGCTGTAACAGCTGGTAACTTTATCGGTGGTGATTTATCAGTAGTTAACGTTTTAAAACGTAGCGAACTAGGGATTACTATCGGCTTAGATGGTAACGATTTCACTCAAAACAAAAAAACAATGTTGTTAGAAAAACGTATGGTACAATTCGTATCTGCAAATGATACAGCTGTACTTGTTAAAGGTGATTTTGCAACTGCTAAAGCTGCTTTATTATTAGTGTAATTAACATAGCCCTCACTTAATTGTGGGGGCTTATTATAAAACAACATGGCAAAGAAAAAAGAAGTACAAGATATAGTACAACAAGCTAACGATATTGAAGTATCAAATATACCTGAAAAGAGTATAGTAAACATTATACTATTTGCATCAAGTAGATTAGTAAATGAAGATACTGAAAAAGAGGTTAGTGGCAATGTGGCTAATATTTTAATAAACAAAGGATTTGCAAAACTTAAAAACTAAAAACAACATGAAAAAACTATTTTCAATTTTATCAATACTATTATTAACGGTTAGCTTAAATGCTCAAATCGTTTCAACAATGGTAAAAAGTGCTGTAACTATGACAAACAGTACTGCTGTAACGGCAACACTACAAGCTAATGGATGTGCAGAAAACATATCTATTCAAATAGTAGTAGTTAAAGCTAGTGGTACGGTAGCAGGAACGGTACAAGTAAGTGCATCTTTAGATAATGTTAACTTTATTGCTTTAACAACTTCATCTTTATCATTAACAGACGTAGCTACTAATACAGCTATTTTTCCACTAACAGATAATAAATATCTATATTATAAAGTAACGTTTACAGGTGCTGGAACTATGTCTGCTACTCCAAACGCTTATTTATTTTCAAGTGGTTTAAGTAATAAGCATGCTGTTAGTAACATGCTAAACGGTGCAGCATCAACTCAAACTACTACAAATACAGGTAATAGTGCATTAGATTTAGGTGTAGTATCTTGGTATGATAATATTTCAATACAAAGTGTTGTAACTAAAGTTAGTGGCACAGTAGCAGGTACAGTAATATTACAGGGATCTTTGGATGGTACTAACTTCGTAGCTGTTAACTCTAGTTATGCAGATGTGGTTAGTTACTCACCTACTGATGTGGCAACAAGTACTAAAATATTTGTTGTAACAGGTGCGCCTTATCGTTATTACAGACTATACTATGTAGGAGCTGGTACAATGGTCGCAACTCAAAAGGGGTATTTATTACCAAATAAAAAGTAATTAAATAATTGCGAGTTAGAGAAGTGGTTATCTCGCTTGGTTCATTCCCAAGAGGTCAGCGGTTCGAGTCCGTTACTCGCTACTAAATTAAAGTAAAATGGCAAAGATAGTACAAACAACTGATTTTATTGGCAAATATACCATAACACAAAGTTCAAATACTATTACAATTTTACAAGCGTTCATTGAAAAGTACGAAAAAATTTACTTATACGACTTACTAGGAGTTGCATTAGGTAACTTATTATTAGCTGATATTAGTACGCCATTTACAGTACCTTCAACATTAAAGTACTCTAATATTTTTAATCCTATAAGTCAGGATACACCATTAATTAGAACTAATGGAATAAAAGAGATGTTAGTAGGATTCATATACTTTGAATATTGTAAACAGTCAACTGTTAAGCATACTATAACTGGTTATGTTATTGGCGATAATGAAGTAAGTAACCAAGTTGATATAAACTCAACTCCTATTTATGGTAATTATAATGAAGCTGTTAATACATTTAAATGCATTCAATGTTATATAAACGCTAATAGCTCTGATTATATAGATTTTAAAGGAACTTACAAGTGTTATAATAGTTGGGCGATATAATGAACTTAAATCAAACATACGATAGGTTATTGCCTATTATAGCTCAAATTGATAAGTCAATTATAGCTCAATCAGTTACTGATAATGGTAATAGTACATATACTTTCTTAGTAGCTAAAACTAAATGGGCTACAAAAGGATTCAATATAAATGTTTTAACTGATAGTTATTTAATTACAGATGTTATTTTTAATCAATCAATAACGGTTAAAGGATCTGTTTTACCATCAGTATTAACATTTGATTTATATGCGCCAATATTTAAGCATGGTACAGTTAAAACAGTTGCTAGTGAATTAAATAATCTACCTAGTTTATCTGATCGTTTGCCTTTGATTTTCTTACAGGAAATTGTACAAGAACAATATCACTTTGATCAAATTGATGCGATTGATACAGATGCAGATGTTAGATTAACATTTTTAATTGACACTAACTTTGAAGATTGGATACAAACAGATGCTGACACATTAGCTATTAAGCCAATGAGGGCATTATGTAACGAGTTTATTAAAGTGTTAGCTAATAATCAATATGTAGCTGAATTAACAGGCATAGGTAATGTAAGAAACTATAAAAACTTTGGATCTTATGATGATAAAGGTGTTATAAAGAACTTATTTAATGAGTTTTTAAGTGGCGTTCAATTAAGGATTACAATACCTTTCTTTAAAGAGTGTGACTGTTGTGATGATTCAACATTAGATAATAGACCTGCGCCTGGTTATGTTATTGATCCATTAGGAAATATATTAGCCGTACTTTATAGCAATGAGTATTATACTAGTACTGGTGGCACTTGTGAAGATGTAAGTATAATAGATCAAAATGACAATATAATTGCAACAGTTCAAAGTGGGGGAACTTATCCAGTAACTGTATTAACAACAATAAGGGATACAATAGACGCTAATACGTCAACAATTATAGATAATTTAACATAACATAAACAAATAAAAACAAAAAACAATGGCAGATTGCACGTGTACTTCAAAGTACGAAAACTCAGGATTTCCAAATTGCTTGGGCGCATTAATTGGAGCAGCTCGTAAACTAATTTTAGTTTCAAAATATTCAAATGCAGGTAATTTAAACAAAGTTACTTTACCAGCAACGTTAAACCAAGCGTATTTTGATGCTTTGATTAACAATGCAGATCGTTCTTTGCGTTGGTATCCATTGCCTAAATTTGTAAATGTACAAATACCAAAAGCTGAAAGTGTTTTTGAAACATTTGAAGATGGGTCTAAAAAATTTGTTCACGAAGGCGTTAGATCAATGACGGCTTTATTCCCAGGAGTAGGTCCACAATACCTTAGCGTGTTAAAATCAGGTCGTTGTTCAGAAATGGCAGCTTATATCATTGACAAAAATGGTGCATTAGTTGGTTTAACTAATGATGAAGAAGGTGTGTTATATCCTTTTTCTATTAACCAAGGCACAATGGATGCTATTTTACAATGGGCTACTGATACAACTGGCACAAACATTGCATTCCAAATGGAGTTTGATGTAGACATGAAAGATGAAGAAATTAGCTTAATAGCTAATAACCAATTAGTATCTGTTAACTTACTTAACTTAGTTGGGTTATATGATGCTAAAGTGTCTTACACTAGCACAGGACAAACAGCGATGGTTATTAAATTATACGCTAAATATGGTAATGCTGGTCAATTAACACCTATTCAGGGATTATTAGCTGCTGATTTTGCCTTGTATAATGTAACAACTTCTGCTGCAGTTACAGTTGCAACAGCTGTTGAGTCAACAACTGTACCTGGTACATATACTTTGACTTATACATCACAAACAATTGGTAATGTAATAAGATTAACACCTACAAAATCAAAAATTGATTTTGCTAATGTAGTACTTACAACTAGCGTAGTAGCTTAATTTTAAATTATAAATCTAAAAAGCCTATCTAATCCTAGGTAGGCTTTTTTAATAAAAAAATATTATGAAAATAGAAAATGGATTTTTGGTTAGTGGAACGGCTAGTATTAATATTGAAGCTGTTAAAGATTTATCTAAAGATGATTTTTTTGAAATGGTAAAAGGGAAACTGGCAGATGATTTTGAGCTAGTTTATTCTGAAATTCAAAAAAATAATATAGATGAGAGCATTAGTAAACCTAGCAAACAGGCTAAAAAGTCTTAATGTACAGGATTTAATCCATGAGTTAAGTGAGCATAAAGAGTTTACTGATTTTATAATTGAATTAAACACTAAGAATCAATTATACAATAGGGGTGTTAACTCTAAAAATGAAAGCATTGGAGAGTACTCTTTATATACTAAGGCTATAAAGTCGGATAAGGGTCAAATCACAGATCATGTTACATTAAATGATACTGGTGACTTTTATAATTCATTTATGGTGTTTTATAATGGTAGGGACTTAATTATAAGTGCAGATACTTTAAAAGATACTAGTGATTTACTTGTAGATTGGGGAAAAGAGATACTTGGATTAAATGAAGACAGCTTAGTTTTATTAAGATTAAGGGCTAAAATCATTTTAATACCTTACATAAAATCTGTACTTTTACAAAGATGAAATTATATACTACAATAGATGATTTACCTGCTTTTAATTGGTTTAAATGCATTGAATCTAAAGACTATTCTTATTGTATGGTTAATCGAAAAGAGTGTAGTAAAAATGACTTGTTAAAGTGTGAAGAAGCATTTGGAATTATGTATGCTGAGTATGTAGATGTTTTTGGAATATCTGATCCATTGAATGATATTATAGCATTACAAAATGAGTTATTAGTTTTAAAGATAGATAAAGCTTTAACTAAAGATAATTTTTACAATACATTGATTGAAATGAAGCAATTAGAAATAGAAGCTAAATTAAAAAATCAACCATCAAAAAATAATACGCATAAAATAGCTATTGAAAAGTATCTAGGAATTAGAGTTGACATGAAAGCTATATCAGTTAGAGAATATTACGAATATTTAGAAGAATTAAAAAAAGATAATGGCTGATCAACCGATAAAAAGTAGCGAAATTATTGACGATAATTTGTTTAGTGATGCAATTAAACAAGCTGATTTATTTTTAGGAAAAGCAGCAGAAATTGAAACACAATTAAAGGCTACTTTATCTGTTAGTAAAGAGTTTTTAACTAGCTCTAAAATTGGAGACTCTAAAGGATTAGAAGCACAGGCTAAAGCTGCAAAAGAGGTAGCTAATGAATTAATAGCACTTGAAAAAGTTCAACAGGAAACTATTAAAGTTGAAAAAACTAAGCTTCAATTAATACAAGAAGCTGAAAAATTAGAACAACAAAGAATAAAAACAGCTCAACAACATTCTAAAGCTGAGCAACAATATAATAAAGAGTTAGAAAAACAATCTAAAACACAGGCTAAAGCTAATAAAGAGCAAGAAAATAGTAATAGTGTTTATAAACAAAGTGTAAAAAACCTAGGTGTTTTAAAACAACAATTAAAAGAGCTAGAAATTACAGGTCGTACAAATGGTAAACTTTATAAAGCATTAGGCAATGAATTTGTTGCATTAAATGGCAAAGTAAGAGATGCTGAGGAAGGTGTAGGTGAGTTTCAACGTAATGTTGGGAACTATTCTAGTACATTTAATGGATTAGGAAATTCAGTAAACCAAATTACTAGAGAATTACCTGCATTTGCATTATCAATGAATACTGGTTTCTTAGCAATATCCAACAATTTACCTATATTTTTCGATCAATTAGAAAAAATAAATA